ATTCTACACCTCTGAAAACCACATTTTTTACCGCTTCCGTCTTTTTGGCGTAAGGCGTTAAATCGACCTTCACGGTGTGAGTACCGATTTTTTCCCACGCACCATTGGTATAGTAATACTCTTGATACACATCGTTGGCATCGCTTCCGTCCTTAACGATGTATATCTTGTTACTCTCGCCCGATGAAGGAAGGCTGGTTACCAACTTGAACAAAGATGTATCGAGGTTGCCAAGTTGTGCGAGCGGGATTCTTCCGTTGGCATCAAGTCCACAAATGCCGTTGGCTGCATTAATAGTCTTGGTAGAGCCATCGGCGATAAGGATCTGCGAAGAAGTTCCGTGTTTTAGGTGTATTTTACTTAATAGCAAATCCCCATATTGAAGACGGGCAACCATATCTGTTTCGTCACCAATAGTATTATAAGAGACGAAGCCTGATGGCGTAAGAGTTGTAGTTGCAGAGCCTATATTCTGGACTGACAGTCCAGAATTATCGTCATCCGTATTAATTACACTTTCTCCTTTAGTGCTGACGAACGAAGCTTTAATCTTCTCCCAGAAATAGGCTAAGCCTATTGCGTCTAAAAATTGCATAATCTATTGTTTTAAATTGTTATTTACTAGTAATATCTGTTATCTGTTCCTCCGTGATTGCTGGAGGGAAGTCCTTCGTCACGATGTCGGTCACTTTGTTTGCGATATCCTTGTAGATATCCGTGCCGAGTTTTTTTGCTGTCACGCTGCCGTCTCTGATGTTTCCAGTTGATATACAGTCCTCGGTCAGATGGTCGTGTTTGACCGCTCCCGGTTGTATTTTATCTGAGGTCACACAATTGGATGCTAGGTGTCTGTTCTTTACAGAGCCATCGGCAAGTTTCGCTGCCGTTATCGCCCCATCCGCAATTTGCGCTTCCGTTATTGTTATCTTGGCGAGTTCACTCTTGATAATCCTAACGACCGCATCGTTCTCCAGTTTATCGTCCATCATGGCAAGCATCCTGCTTAACTCGACAACGATGTCGTAAATTTCCGTGCCGACACGCACCGCTGTGTTTTCTCCAACCTGCGTTGCATCTCGTATCAGCTCTGCCATACGGAGCATTTTTTGAATATCCTCGTTCATAACTTATATGCTTTTAGTTGCCTATTGCGTGAATGTGTGCCCTTGTTCCTCGCTGTGCCTTCACTTCTCCTTTCGAGGTGAATGCCTTGAGATACTCGAGAGCATCTGATAAATATCTTTCTGCCATATCCATGATGTCGTTGTACTGCTTGTTGCTTGAAACGTCTTGAACATGGTCTGAATAATCGTCTCTGTGGCGCATTCCACCTGCTCGGCTTATAATTGTGCCATCGGCACGAAAAAACCTCGCATACGTGAAGTAAGCGAGTGCCTTGCGTATTCCGCTTGTGTACTTCTGCACCTTGGTTTCGCCTTGGCTGCAATCGCCCTCCTTCTTGGTGGTGTATTCGCCACCGTCCAGGAAAGTTGCAGGCTGAAAATCGGGCAAGACTGAATCGCCCCACTCTCCCTGCTCGGTCGCTGCCTTGAACCGCTCATACCCGATGGCTGGTATGATGTTCGCATCTTCGCATTCTCGAATGTATGCGTTCACTTCATCCTCATCTAGGTGTGTGCTGGTCGGTCGTGCCAGTTTTCGGAACTGATCAACCGTGATAAGTTGTTTTCTTTGCTCTCCCATAGGCTCAATCAATTAATCTATCGTGTTGTTCCCTGCAACCTCGCTGCTGATATACTTCAACGGCTGTAGCTTTGGGTCTAGGTTCTGAATGGCTGGGTCGTGCCAATTCTTGAAAATCTTCTTGAAGGCTCGCTCGATGAAACGCTGCTCGGTTGTCACTTCGCCAGCATAGTATTCGTAAGCGTCCTGCATAACTTGTCCGCTGAATCCCAGCTTGCCAATACGGATGGAGTAGAAGAGTTCTTGGTGAAACTGGGCATAGATGCGTTCGATAACGCTGCTGTCGGTCACGGAAAACTCCTTGTCGAAGTTCTTCGTTGGGAAAGCAACAACCTTCGGCTCGTCTTCCTCGTTCTCAACCTCGACCGCGAGAATCTTCGCTGTGTTCTCGTCCCCTTGGAACTGCAAAAGGTCTTCATCGGAAATCATCTGTCCGCTCTCCACCTCTTCGCCATTCTCATCGAACTTCGGCACGCCCTTCTTGGTTACGAGCATACATGATACGAGGAAGTTGTTGCGGACGTTTCTCATCTTTACGTTTCCCAGTCCCTCATCGGTCGAAATCTCCGTGATGGCTGAATCGTAGCTGGCTGTCGGATAGATGAACTTTCCGTCTAGGCTCATCCACAGAACCTGCCCCTTGTAGCTGTCGATGCCGCCAGCGTTCTCAATCTGTTCAAGAACGATGTCAGGGTCGGGGTTGAAGACGTTGATGCGCTCAATAGTCTTCTCGTTTACCATCAACCGCTTTCCGTTCCTCGTTTTCTTCTGCTCCCAGTCTGGATGCAGCAAGACGTGCGCCACGCTCCCCTTGTCGTCCGTCTCTTCAAGGCGGCAATTTTCAAAGGGTACGTGGCTCACGCTCGACACCTGCCCTAGAACGTTGTAGTTTACATGAAGGGCAAAGCCTCCAAAGCGTGCGAGGTCTTGCGCTACGTTCCGGAGCAAATCGTCTGCCGTGTCCCCCTGCTGGTTCATCGCCAACGATGCTAGAATGTCGCTATCAAAGCCGTAGCCCTCAATGAATCGGGCATATCGGTTAAGGCACAGCATTGCCGTTCCGCTGGCTTCCGTGATGCGTGCGAGGTTCTGCGGATAAAGATTATCATATCCGTATGCCTGCATCTTAAATCGGCTTACGTAGCCAATATCAACCCTTCGCTTTGGCTTCTTAACTGTCTTAACGTTCATATTGCTTGTGTCGTTTTACTTGTTGTTTTGTTACTCTTCCTTGCCTGCTTTTTCGGCTTGGTCGAGGTCTTTCTTCTTGTCGCTGCCTGCTGCTTTTTCGGCAGGATCTTTCCCGGTGGTATCATCTGCACCGCTGTCGCTGCCTGCTGGCGGCTGCTTGTTCTCGATGAGTTCATCGCTGGGTATCTTTTGGAAGTAGCTTTCCATGTGTGGGTACTTCGTCAGATATTCGTGCGCTACCTTGTCGGTCAGGTTCTCGTTCGTGAAAATCTTACCATGGTAGAAGTCCGGGCAGGAAATGATAAAACCTGCCTTCATTGCGTAATTACATGTTTTTGGCATTGCCTTTTCTTTTTTGAGTTTTAGATAAATTTCGATTAAAGCATCGTGGTAACACTGCTGGCAGGTTGTCGGAACAAAACGCTTGCGTGTTACCTCGAAATATAGAGTTTCTATAACTGCCTTGTCAGTTGCATCAAAGGGACTGTCGAAACGTGCCTTCAACTCCCCGACCTTGGCTGTTGCTTCCTTGTATGTCATAGGCTACGCTGCTGCTTCCGTCAGAAGGCTCTGATACTTGGCTGCTGTTGTCTCGCTGTCGGTGTCAAAGAAGAAGTAAGCTGCCTTTGGTACGCTCTCCTCTTCAAGCGTGATAAGCCAGCCGCCCTCGGTATCGTCTGAGTACTTGTCGTTCTCGCCTGCGCTTGCCTTCAGTGCCTGCGCATATCCGAATACCTGATACTCTGCCTTTCCTTCCGCTCCCTTAGAGAGGTTGCGAAGGATGATAACGAACTTTCCATTCGCCAGTCCGTCAATGATATTGGCGCAAACGTCAGGTGTGTTAGCCAATACCACGACTGCTACGGTGTTCTTCCAGCTGTTGCGGTACGTGCCAACGGTCAGCTCGGTCTTGGTTCCAGTAAATGGCTTGCTGCCTTCCTGCCGGATAGCGTATGCTTTCTTGCCAGTCTTCAAAACTAATGTTTTAATTATATTGCCCGCTACAACGGACTTGGTGAAGTCGATGTCGTCTCGGTTGATGATAAGTCCATCGCCCTCCAGTCCCTTTGTTACTTGGTCTTCGCAAGGGATGATGATGTCCTGAGCGATAAGGCTCTCGCAAGTTGTTGCCATATTAATTCGTTTTAAAATTGTTATATCCCCAACACCGTTTTGTGGGTGTTGAGGATTGTCAAATAACTTAATACTAAACTGAAAATTTGGAGCGATTAGTAAGCTGCATGGATCATGTTCTCTTCGAGGAGAGCCGTGCCAATCTTACCGGTAGCATAGAGATAATTTCTGCGCTCCTTCTGGTCGAACCAGATGTCGAGGTCACTAATGAGTGCATCGGCATCAGTGCCCACCATAAGGTGCTTAGGGTTACAGAATACCGCACGGTGTGGAAGGTTGACTGTCGTCTCGCCCTTCTCGTATGCGTTTATCATTCTGTCCCAAATGCCGACACGTGCAATCTTCACTCCGTTGTAGGTCGCTACATCGAAGCCATCGAACACCTTATCCCACGGCATAATATCGTGGTAGGTCTGCTTGATGTCGTAGGTCAATGCGTCAGCAAGCGAGCGTGTCATGAGCAACACTGCATCGCTGTCGTCAATGATACGTGTGTCCACGTCCATCAAGATTGCATCTACGACTGCTGTAGCTGCACCCTTCTTGCGCAATGCTGAAACCTGCGCTGCTGCCGTAGCCTCACTGTTGGCTGCGATGGTGGTATGGTTCTTTGTCGCTGTGGCTGTAAAGATGCGCTTGAACAGACCGTCACATACGTTGAACATACTAACGTCCGACCCTGCTGTCAGCTTGCCGCCACCTACACCTGCCAATGCTGCCGCCTTGTCGCCAAACCATCCGAAACGCCAAATCATCTGCTGAATTGCTCGCTGGAGTGCATCGGTGTAGATGGTCATGAAGTCGGTGCTGGTAAGGTCGCCAATGGCTGTTCCAGTCTTAAGGCTGTATTCTGCGATTGAACCCTTCAATGCTTCGTAGCAAATCTTGATAGGAATCTCCCACTGTCCGAGTTCCCAACGCTTCTGAGAGTTTGCGATACCCTTCTCTTCGTAGGTAGGGTCGCAACCTCCACCTGCCTTACCGACCATTTCCATCTCACCGATAAGTGCGATTGGGTCTTTCTCTTTGACCTTCTGGATGTTCACGAATGAAGAAAAATCCTCATCTTGGTAGAAGGTTTCCTGCACGGCATCCTTGATGCTTGCGAGGTTTTCTGGCTCGAGTTTAAGGTTCTCGAGTTGCTTTTTTGTAAATCCTGCCATTATTTTCTTTTGATTTAATGGGTTAATACTTGGTTACTTCTTGCCCTTTTTGTGGAGTTTGGCAAGTCTCTCCTTGATGGCGTTCTTACCTTCCTCGACAGCGTTCACGTTGTCGCCTGCGCCTTTGCCGCTTGGCTGTCGCTGTGCTGGCTGGTAGTGGCTGCTGAAGCCTGCCAGCACCTTCTCCGCACCGCCTGCCATCTTCACGGCATTCAGGATGCGCATGTCTTCCTTGCTCTTTGCGAGTTTCTGTGCGCCTGCCAGCTGTGCCTTGGTGTCGTTCAACTGCTGTTTGAGTGCTGCTACCTGCTGCTTCAACTTGGCTACGGTTTCGTTGTCGGTGCTTGATGCGCTGCCGCCTTCACCGCCTTCATTGCCTTCACCGCCTTCATTGCCTGCGGTCTGAATGTCGGTAATTACACCGTCCTCGACAACGATTGTTTTGCCATCGGGCATTTCAAACGTTCCGTCAGGACTTGCCTTGTCGCCAACTTGTGGATCTCCCTCTTCACGCTCAACGGTCAGTGTCTGTCCGTCTGCTGTGTTGAGTTCCATCGCCTTTGGCTCTGCCTTGGCTTGTGGCTCTGCCACCGCCTGCTCTGCTTCCTCCAGTGTCTTCACGCCCAACTTAGCGAGAATCTTGTCGAGGAGAGAAGCCTTTACTTCTGTTTTCTTCTCCATTGCTTTTGGATTTTGTTGTTTTGAATTAATAAAATTTTCTATGTTGCGTTTTGATGCGCTTGCGCTGAGTGCTGGAACGGTGCTGCTGATAAGACCTAGGCGCAAAGCCTCGCTGGTGTTGATGAAGATGTCCTTATCCATCAAGGCTTGAATCTCTTCCCGGTCGCACTCGCACCGCTCTACGTATGCGTCCACCATCTTATCCTGCCACATCTGCATTTCCTCGCCCAGGTTCTTCAAGTCCTTTGCGTTCAGCTGGTCGCCCAACCCCCAGCCAGGAACCCACGGATTATGCAGCAGGAAGGCAGCGTTCTCGTATGCCTTGCGGCTCTCCTTTGGTGCTGCAAGCATGATGATTGTTGCCATGGATGCTGCCTTGCCCTCCACGGTGCAGGAAATCTTCTTGCCGCTCTGTCGCAGTCGGTCGTAAATTGCCCAGCCTTCAATCACCGAGCCGCCATTGCAGAAGATGCGCATATCGATTGTATCATCGTCTTTCGGTATGCTTGCTGCAAAAGCATCTATATCTTGAAAACACACGCAATCACCTCCCCACCATTGATACCAGAACTTGTTGTCTTGGCTGTCGATGTCGTTGTATATTCTGAGTTTTGCCATTGAATCGTGATTTTTAAGTTTTAAAACGCTGCAAAGATACGACATTTTTCAATATGTTTATCTCGTAAGCAGTTAATTTTTCTAAACAAGCCAAAATTTTGCGCTCTAAGCGGCTTTTACCTCCTTGGGTGTGTAACTTTACCACCTTTAAGCGAAAACCGCTCAGAACGCAAATCTTGAAGAAATAACTACACTTTAAATCCTACCGATATTCTCTATCGTCTGCACTCTACGCTGGGTTCGGTTTATTTCCTCAACGCTCACTACTGGCTGGGGAGCCATCTGATAACCTCTGGCAACCGCTGCCGCCAGCATATCCATACCGATGTTGCTGCCTCCGTTGTTAACTACGATAGGAACACCACCGCCTAGCTGGTTGAATGCGGATAATATCGGGCTGAACATCGATGTCGCCTTGGCGGTCATTACGCTCTCGCCATTGGAAAGCCTTGCCGGGATGCTGTCACTGGTTCCAGTGCCCGAGCCTTGGACGTAGCCACCAGTGGAGAATCCCTTGACGAGTGCTTTCGCTCCTGCGAATGCTGCTTTAAGCAATGCGAGTTTCGCTGCTGCGTCTGCCACGCCTGCCCATCCGAGTTTAGCTAAGCCTCTTCCTAGGATTTCAATGTATTGTGCCTCCATGGCTATCTCTACGGCATCCAGCAAAGAGCTAAGTAAAGATTTCAGAAAAGAATGAAAAGATTTATCTTCACTATTAAAGAAATCGACAAAAGCATCTCCAACTGCCAAAATATAGCTTTTCATGTTTTGAAGTTGTTCTTCTGTCAACTGCTTCTTTTTATCATTCTCATTCTTTTGTATTTCCACGTTAGTATCGCTCAGGTCTTTCTGGAGCTGTTCCTGCACGGCTGCATAGTCCTTGTATGCGTCCAGTTTGCTCTGAAGGAAAGTCTTGTATCTCTCCAGCTTGGCTGCATCGTCTTCCTCTCCAGTGCCACCGTTCATGATGTCCGCATCCCTTCGCTTCTTCTCTGCTTCCTCGAACTCCTTGTTGAGTTCATCCACAATCTCCTTTGCTTGGCTCTTCAAGTCCGCTTTTGCTTTTATCATGATGTCGAGAAGTTTTGCCTGCATTTCCTGCGCCTTTTCCGCTCCAATTTGCCCTGCCGCCACGTATGCGTCAATGCTTCGTGACACCATGTTCTTCTCCAGCTGTTCGAGGTCGTTGCTGTAGTCTCGCTCGTTGTCGTACATACCTGCGAGGTATCGCTTCTTAGCATCCATTACTTGCTCGTTGTACTTGTACTGTATAAGCGCAATCGCTTCCTGCAATTCCTTCTCCTGCTTCTTCCTGCGCTCTGCCTCTGCCTTGGCTTCCGCTTCTTCCTTGGCTCTCTGTGCCTTTGTCTTGGTTGTACTGCCCTTGGCTGCTGTCGTTCCCTTGTTTCCGTTCACTGGCTCGCTGCTGGTCGCTCCACCGTCTAGGTTCGCAAGTTTCAGATGGTTCAGTCTTCCGTTCACGGTGTTCTCGAATCCGTCAGCAAAGGAATTTCCTATCTCGATGCCAGCGTTCTTGATGTCGTGCCATGCTTCCTTGATTGTGCCGGATATATCGAATATCTCCTTGAATCCCTTCTGTGCCTTGGATAGGTCGAAGGTCACGATACCTTCGAGAATATCAAGCATGCCCTTGGCTGCAAAGCCCATCCTCTTGAATGCGTCTATTCCAAGATTGCATACAAGCTTGATTGCGTTCCACATCAAGCGGAAACTTGTGCCTAGTGTATTGATTACCCCTCGCAACAGAAGGCTCTCGTTGTACCAGTCGATGAAGTAATTTATGGTATTGAACAAACCCTTCATTATCTGAACGAGAACCTTCGTGCCGAACATCTTGCCCTTCTCGATCATCTCCTCGAATCCGTGCTGGCTCATATCGAACATTGACGAAAGGTAGCTGTTCAGTTCCTTGTGCAGCTTGATGTTTTCCAACTGGGTCTCTCCCCACTCTCCAGTCTGCTTCTTCACCTCTTCGATGTCGGTTGTCATCGTGTCGAGCTGTTCGATAAGCTGGATACCAGCAGCCGCTCCTTGCTTACCGAAGACGTTCTTCAGAATGTCGCCCACCTGCTGGCTGTCCGCTCCGAAGTCCTTCATCTTAGAAGCCACCTGCTGGATAATGTCGAAGGTGTTCTTCGTTCCGTTGGCTAGGTCTTGCTGCACCTGCTTGCTGGAAATGCCGATAGCGTCAAGGCTTGCAGATGTTGCTGTGTTCATTTCTCGGATTTTCTTGCTAGCCATCGTGATAATGTCTAGACCCTTATCGCTGAAAATGCCGCTTCTGGTCTGCTGCAATATCGCCACAAGCTGGTCTGCCGAGATACCTGCATCGTGGAAGGTAGGCGCATATTGCTGTATCTTATTGAGCATATCGCCCGAAAGGTCTGCACCGCTGGCGAATCCATCGTTGATAACCTTCATAGCTTCCTCGCCCGATAGGTGGTAGTTCGCCATGAGGTTGTCAGCTGTGGCGAGAACGTCATTGAAATCCTTTCCCATCGTGTCCGCTGTGGCTGCGATGCTGTTCCTCATCGTCTCCAATGCTTCCCCGGTGTAGCCAGTGAACTCCTTCGTAAGTCGTGTGGCTTCCATGATGCCCTTGTTGTAGTCAAACCACCACTTGAATGTCATACCAACGCCTACAACGCCAGCGAGTGCTGCAAAATATGGATTCATAACCAAGCCGATTGCGGTCTTACCGAACGCCTTCAGCTTGTCTGTCAGTCCATCCATATTCTGCGCCAGCTTGATGATGTTGCTAACCTCGGTATCATTGACAATATCCATACCAAAGAACTCCGTCCCCTGCAGGTCATCTGCTGCTTGCATCATCGAGTTGTAGTAATTGCCAACGTTGCGATAATATCGTTGCGTCTCCTCCTCAGCCTGTTTCAGCTTTTCTGTTATCTCGTTTATGTGCTCAGCCAGTTTTCTTCCCTTTGCTCCCTCACGCTCCTTCTTACTCATCTCATCGTAAGCCTTGGTGGCATTGGAAAGCTGGGCACGGAGCTGCTTCAAGCTGCCTTCCTGCTCGTTCTCGGTGCGCACGTTGTTCTGTATCTCCTTTTGCAGCGTGCGCACGTTGTAACGATACTCCTTGATGGTTGCGTTGATAGCTTCCGTCTGCACCTTCATTTCGTTTGTTGTGATGGTCTTGTCTTTTTCCTGCTGCTGCAAGTCCTTGATACTTGCCTTTAGCTGGTCTATCTTTTCCTTGTATCTTATGATGCCATAGATTGCATCCTCGTACTTGACCTTGATGTCAAGAATCTGCTGTTTGTCTTCACTTACCATAGTTCTTTCTTTTAGTTGTTCAACTCTATCATTGTAACCTCACAATATCCGCTGCTTGTTGTCTTGATTTCAAGAACTGCAAAATACGCTCCGTACTGCGCAAGGTACACTGGCTTCGTTTCGTCAAAGTTCAGTATCTCCAAATCGGAAAGGTTGAACCGCTCCACAATATGGTGTGGGTTCGCCACCGTCTTTCTCAACTTTTCCAGCTTGCTGTCGAAGATGTCCTGAAGGTCGATGTTGAAAGCCAATTCCGCATAGCCGGCATCGTTCTTCGTCAGGTTCACTATTCGGTCTTTGCATGCCTTGTATTTGGTGGCGACTTGTCTGGTGTACGTTGTGTTGCCAAACGTGGATTGCTTGCTTTCCCACTCGTATATCGGTATGCGGTTTCCGTCCGTGGCTGCAAATGGTAGCGTACAGACGTCTTGCGTATACTCCAGCGTCTTGTTGTCTATAGTCATATCCGCATCGTGCTGCTGGTATACGGTGTCGTCTTCCTTCCACTTGTAGATATTGTGCTGGCAGTAGTCCTCAACACTGAAATCGGTCTGCCTTGGATGGTTGCTGGCTTCGCTCGGGATGAGTTTCTTCGTCCAGTCCACCGCTTGCGCCTTGTCTTCCCAAAGGTTCACGATGTCGGCAAACGCAAGTGTTCCACCAATAAACCGCTGGCTTGGAAACGTTGATGTCAGAATGCAGATACACTTCAAAAAATCCGTTACCTTGATGTCGGGCAGGTTCTTGCCGATAGGGAAATTACCTCCGTAGGGTACATCATCGCTCTGCTTGATGCTGGCAGACAACCGTCCGTTGTAACACTTCAATCCAATTAATGCCTGATTTTTCGGGTGCTTCATTTCGAAGGTTACGATGTCGCCCTCTTCCAAATCTATCTCCCCTCGTCCTGCTACAAGGTGTATGAATCTGCCGTTTACCTTATCCGATTCATAATCGGTCACATATTTTCCAGAAGTCTCATCCTGCTGCAACCCTGCAATATATGGAGTTTCCGTCCAAGTTCCGTCATCGTTCTTGTGCTTAACCTTCATTTCGATATAATTTGGTGGATATGAGTAGAATGCCTGCCACTCAGTGCTCCCCTCTCCAAAACTCCATGATTTGTGCCCACTAGGTGTAACCTTCGATGCGTCCCACGACCAGTTCATCTGAACGTCAAAAATCATCTTGCAGGCAATCTTAACATTCAGCTGGCTGTATCTGTGCCCAATCTCCAGCCCATCGAATACCTCCGATAGGCTCGTTGGTTGGAAGTCGAGAATACCTAGGCTCTCTGTATGGAAAAAAGTGCCCTCCAAGCTGCCTACAACCGTCTGCGCATCTGCCTTCCTTGTAATCAGCGGTACAGCAAGCCCCTTTATGATTTCTTTCGCTTGATTGCTCCAGTCGAATGCCACACCAGTCTGTGCCGTGATAAGGTCTAGGATATACCTTGCCGTAACGCTTGGCTGGATTGTTCCATTGCTCCAGGAACTACCAAAAGAGCCACCTCCACCAAAAGAGCCACCTCCACCAAAAGAGCCACCTCCACCAAAAGAGCCGCTTCCATCAAACGTACGGGTGCTCGCTCTCGCATTGCTCTCCGTCTCGCTTTTACTCTTAACAAGAATAGTCGTGCCAGTGCTGTATGCTTTAATGGCGTTGATGATAAGCCATACCGCTGTTGCTGGTGCTTGCAGGTCTACATCAATTGGCATGCTCTCGCTCGTATATTTAACGTTGTACTCTCCGCTCGCCTGCACTTGGGATAACTTACCGTCCGATAGATAATAAGCCGCCACAGACGTGCTCATCGACTTACCTATCATCTTATCTACCGAAGGCTTAATGTATACGAGGAGACCGGAAGGCTTGCTCTTTACCACATTAATTTCTGTTTCTCCGGCTGCAACCTCATACGTTCCCCATGGTGTTGTCTCTCCGGTCTTCGTATCGAGTGCTCCGTATTCGACAGAGCCAGCCTTCTCTGCCCGAACCCTGATGGATATTGTCTCCATGGCAACGCTCGTTTCGAGATTGGCGATGCACGCTCCTGCACTCACGAACATTCCGAGAATAGGATCAGGAGCAAACAACACCGGACGGGTCTCTTTTTCTGTCTTCCCGGCATCATCGGCAAGGCTAATAACGTTCTTGTTGGTGTCGAGTATTGCCCATGTCCGGAATTGTCCCTTGCCTAAAACCTTGCTGATGGTGGCTCTCATTCCAACCTCGAAAGGTATGATTGCACACTGGTATGTCTCATCGGTCAGAACTTCGCCCGATACATACTTTCCGATTTCTGTTCCAGTTCTTATCTTACCTTCAACGAGTGAGTATGTCGTGTCGCTGTTCCCTCCCACGTTTTGGTCGAATCCCATCCATTCATCGCTTGAAGTCTTAGCCACTGCCGTTTCGTATCTTCCATAGAATACTCCATCCGCTATTGCCTTCTCGTAGGTGTCGTAGCTGTTGTTTTTGGTGAACCGCAGATACTTCGTGCAATTCAGTTCGTTCAGCTTTAGGTCAGACGATTGCAGCGTTGCCAATGCCTGGAACAATCCCCAATAAATCGAAATTTCGATGGTTTCCTTAACGCTCAGAACGCTTGCCCTTCCGCTGTGGATAATCTCCAGTCCGTTGCGGAAATAACGTGCTGTGTGGAAAATATAGGGGTATTTGCTGCTGATGCTCGGTTTCCCTGCAAACTCCAGCACAGCCATATTGTGCGCTGTCTTGGGCAGGTTGATGGTGTATGTTGTGTTGGCGGTCATCTTCGTGATGTCACGGAAAAGATTGCTCTTGATGTCGAGCGTGATTGCCGATTCCTCGCTCATATCCATAAGAACACCGTCTATGTAAAGTTGCTGGTCTGTCATAGCTGCTGAATCTGTGTATTGTTAATAACTATGTTGCAGACGAAATCCTGCAACTCTGCTGTTGTCTTGGTGTAGGTTCCTGCCTTGATTGTCACACTCTGCCACTTGTCGCCACCGAGGTACATATCCACGACCGGGCTGCTGGCTAGGTCTTGCAGGAAATCGAACGTATCGCTGTCTACCAATGGTGCGCAAAGCGGTATGGTGTCTTCCCTGCTGTAGCCCTGCCTTCTGCCGTTCGCTCCGAGGTAGCCGAATATCGTATCATCATACGCTCCGAGGTTGTTGCGAATGAAGCTGGTGTCGCTGCTTATCGCCCTGCTCTCATCGCCTTGCGTGAATAGCCAGTAACGGTAAAAGCCGTGTCGGTCAACCCACCGAAGATAGATACCCTTCTCCGTGTCGTTCCTTTCTATCCTTGCAATGAGAGACTGCTTGCCACCGCTCGCCATCGCAAAGGTAAGGTCGAAAACGTCCGTGAATGTTCCCTGCTCTATCTTTCCATCGTAGTCGTAGATGTTCCAGTACCTCGCCTTGCTTGGCAGAACGCTGACATTGATGTCCACGATGCCATCGATGCCCGGCTTAACTAACTTGTTTGGTGCTCCCTCGTAGCCGACAAGTATCTGGGAAGCCGCATTGAGATAAAAGCCGAAGGAGAATGGAAAGTTCGTGAACCATGTTAGCTTCTTGTTTGCGTTCCAGGTCTCTCCTGCCCTCATCGCTCCCCAAACGTAGAAGGTCGTGTAGCTGAATGTCGCAAGGTCGCTCCCCTCGCTGTTCTTGACCTTTACGGAAACATCGAACGCTGCCCCGAGGTTGCTCTTCTGGCTCTCCCTGCTGTAGTCGATGTTTCCGAAGCTGATGCCATCGAAGAGTGCCTGCACATATTCCCGGTAGTCCATGATGCAATTATCGGCAAACGCTTCCACGCTGTACGTGTACGTCTTGGTCTCCCTGCTGATGGTTGCCTCGATGCTCGCAACACCCGAGCCGCTCGCCTTGATGATGCAAGGCAAGAATGCGAAGCCTACAGCGTCCGGGTAATGAATCGTGATATTGTTTTTCTCTGTCTGTCTCATACCGTCTCATTGTTTAGTTTTATACTTCCCACCGAAAGATGGATTAATGAAATAAGTCGCTGCCCCAGCCGCTTCATCGTGTCGGGCACAACATTGCTGTATACGTCAGCCCTGCCTCCCGTCCGGTGTAGTTTAGAACCCTTGCTGGCGATGGTGTGGGCGATGGCTCCTGCCATGCTCATGTCGCCACGCTCTTGTGGAGTGTACTTGTGTGCCCGGTCGGTCTTGTAGGGGATAGGAGTGCCGTGAAGTCCCTTGTCTTTCATCCACTGCCGGATGATGCCAGCAAAGCCGTATGGTATCTTTCCTGCCCTTCGTCCGGTCTCAAGCACCCCGAATGGCTTGTGTCCCCATAGGATGGTTTCTTCCTCGCTGGGCTGCTCCACCTTTAGGCTAGCTATCGTTCGCCCTGATGCGTTCTGTCCGTTGATACGAATGTGGTTGATGATAAGCTGCCGTGCTCTTTCAACCTCCTCACGCATGATGAGCGATGCCGCCTTTGGGTCGAATTGAATGCCTCCCTTGCTCATACCTCACACCCTCCTATGCTCTGTGTCAGCTGAAGGGAGTACATTACGCCCGACACGATCGTGCTCAGACGCTCGATGATGGTCTCGTAGTACTGCTGTCCTTCCAATGGTTCGAACTGGTGCGACTGGTTGATGGCTCGTATCATCCTTGCCCCTGCCACCTTCATTCGGTCGATGCACTCTCCGTTGTCTTCTCCTTCCGCTGCTCTCGGTACGGTGTCGAGATAAGCTAGGGCAACGTTTACGGTGTCGTATACTCTGCCGTTTCGTATCTCTGTCGTGCCGCTGGCTGGGATGATGCAGACGATTGCCGGATAGTTCAGTTTCTCCAGCTTGGTGTCCGCTGTGTCCCAGTCCTCGAATAGGTAGGTATAGTCTGGTAGCGTGTCTGCTGCCAGCTGCTTTAATGTTTCTCTGATTGTTGCCATAATTATCTAGATTTACGTTTCATTTCTTCCGCTTGCAACTTCTGCAGGTTTCGCTCGTACACGCTTCTCTTGTTGTCCATTTCCATGCACTTGTAGATGCGAAGCCATGGCGTTTTTAATACTTGGTCGTGGTCGCTGATGCCCATCCTTACCGCATACCAGTCCAGCATGCCGAATAGTCCGAACCGCAGGGTATCGATGCCTGCCTCCTTCTCCAGTCTCGTTGGCTTCGCTGTGTCTGTGCTCTCGAAGAGCTTGTTGATGCGCTCGACCTCTGCTGTTACCCAGCCGATGAGCATAACGACATCAACCGCCCTAGCCTGCTCCACTTCCTTGTGGCTCAGACCGAGGACGGTTGTCACTATCTGATACAGACTTTCCTCGCTGTCTGATAGCTGGGAAAGGTCTATTAGCTGCCCGATTGATAACTGGTTGAGATTGCCGGGCACTTGTTTTCCTCCGACAAACGCTGGTCGTGGCTGCTTGCCGATTTTATAGCTGGTGTGTCTTGCCACTGCCAGCCAGTACTTGAATGTAGTGTTATTATCCATACGCTTTATATTTTTGTCGTTATCTTTGCCTCAATACGTGCGCCCTAGCCGTTCCATGGCTCGCTACGGATAACTTCTTCAAGGCTACGTATCGTATTGCGTCTATGCCGTGGTTAAATGCGTCTATAGGCTGGTTCGTTGTCTCTCCATCCCTTGACTTCTTCCACTTGTATTGCTGCATGTTCCCGATTATGCCGTGGCTGCGTCTGGTTATGTTGATGCGGAAACGCTTCAAGATGTCGATGCCGTTGTTGATGCTGTCCGCTCCCTTGGTGCTGCCGATTATCCACAGCCCTCGGTTGTGTATCTCCTGAATGCTCTTAGGCTCTGCCGAATCCGCAATGATAAGGTCTCGTTTCGTCCGTCCTTGTTCCTTGCATCGGTCTGCGATGTCATCGTTCGTCATTCCAGGCTGGTAGATTTCTTCGTCCACCCATAACTCTCCGTGCGCCAATATAACGTGCTCCAGCGCAGTTGGGTCGTTGGTGAATCCGAAGTCCATACCCCTGCATTCCATCTTCCACTCCTCACGCGGTGGCAGCTTGTCAACGATGCCCCAGTTAGTGAAGATAAGCCCGGTTATCTTTCCGGTCAGTCCTCTTGCGTAAACTCGCCACAGTTCGGGGTCGTCAATCTCTTCAATTTTCTTGTGCTCCTGCTCAGTAAGGAATCGGTTGTTTCGGTGGTCGCTCAGGATCAGTCGGCAGTCATCCCTTCCGATGATGTTGTTGTGCACCCAAAACCTTGCGCTTGGGTTGTAGTCGATGAATACCTGCTTACGTGTTCGGATGGCAAGCTGCCAAAACACTTCGTATGGCACACCGTTCGCCTCGTTCACGAACAGATAGTCTCGCTTACCGTTCTTGGCATCCTGCGCATCTTGATAACTCTTGAACTCGATGATTGAGCCATTCTTACCTCTGTAACTGCTGTCGCTCTTGTTGTTCTTGAACCAGTCCAGCAACTCTGCCCTTGAGTGCAGGATGGTGTCGAGGTCTCGCATGGCTCCCACTTTCAAGTTCGGGAGGTCTTGACCGCACACCGTGATAATTGCCATGGGGTGTTCAAAAGAAAGCACTATAAGACGCTGCATGATGGTGTATGTCTTCCCCGAGGACGTGCCTCCTTGGTTTACGAGAAACCTTGGCTTCACGTCCGCATTCGGATCATACAGTTCACCAATAACGTCAAATAGTGCCATTCTTTCAAACAATAAAAACTTAAAACAAAATTATGGTAAAAAAATTATTCTTCGTTCAATCCCTCACGCTCGATTACTTCCTGCTCGCTTGATGCACACTTGTGTCCCGAGTTGATGTAGCGTACCTCGATGCCGCCTTGAAAGCCTGCGTTCAGGTCGAGCACGACCTTATCCAGTCCGAGCAGCTTGCAGATTTGCGTCTCTGCCTTGATGATGATGTCGAGGTAGCGTGGTTCTCCGAATCCTCGCTTCTCGGCATCGTACATTATCGCCTTGACGGTCTCGATTGAAATCTGCTTTCCTCGCTCATCAAATAAAGGCTGTCCATGCTGGGTTGATTTCTGCAAGTGGTAGTCTTCCTTCGACTTCTCCCAGGCTTCCCAGGCTTCACGTATTACCAGCTTCAACCTTGCCACCTCGCTTGTTATCTTTTCGTCCGTGTCGGTCAGTCTCTCTTCCCTCCACTCCTTCAATAACCGCTGAATGTCGCAGTGCGCTTGATTGTATTTCGGTCTGTCGAGCCGTTTCCTCACCTCTGCCGTGATTTCTCGCTCCGTCCATCCTCTGCGGTATAGGGGTGCGATAATCTGCAGGCGGTTCTCGATGTCGATTTTCTGCGCTCGATGTTTATTGTTGTTACCTTGTGGCATATTTTGATTCCTTGAAATTTATTTGATTTTTTATAAAAATTCTACTTGAAAAACTTGCATATTTCAAATAAATTTCGTATCTTTGCAAACGTAATAAGGGAAGTGTCCTTACTTACTGAAACCCTCCGAGGATGAGGGAAAAGTAAAATGAAATCCCAAAGTCTTATGAACGTACTGAAAATTTCATTAAAGATTTGGAAAATAGAAATCTTATCATTTACGATTAGATTATTCTAAGTTCCAAGGGGTGGTGCTCGAACCACCACCCCACTTTGGGATTTCGTTTGCAAATTTACGAATTAATTTTCATATCACCAAATTTTTAACATTATGAGTACTACGAATGAAACTACCTCCAAATCTTGGGGAGGTGCTCGCAAGGGTGCAGGGCGAACGAAGAAATACGCTGCAACATTCTATTTCGGTGCTACCGAGGACGTGGCTAACATCTTGGCAGGGGTCGATAAGAAAGACCGCAGCGGCTTCATCAACCAGTGTATTCTCAAAGCGATGGGCAGGGGTTAATCTCCTGCCTTTTTCGTTTCCGCTTCCTTGGAGGTTATTTTGTGCGAATTTTGTGCACACGGCTCGAACGTTTCAAGCACGCTTAGTTATGCGCATAGTTTGAGAACGTGCCGCATACGCTCGCATATCGTCTTATCCGTTTATTATCTCCCATTCCCCGGTTGCTTTTACCAGTTGTACCATCGGTGCTTGGTCTGAGTACTCGCAGCTTGGGTCTTGGTTATCCCATTGCGCGATGAACTGCGATTTAGGGAAAGCCATCCGCAGGCAGATTACGGTCTCTCCGCTTCCGGTCGGTATGGTGTAGGTCTGTCCCTCCTTGATGGTGTCGGAAAGGATGATTCTGTATTCCGCTGCCAGTTGGTTCATCATATCCATTGGCAGGTGTCCGCTGGTTGCATCGAAGGAATCGGGGAAGGTGTTGCGTATCTCGTTCATGCTCCACCAGCGGTTCGCAATTAAATCGCCACCGGGAGAAATTTCAACGCAGGGGATGCCTGCCTCCTTGATGGCTCTTGATGCGTTGCCGCAGGAGAAACAGACGCAGCGGTCGATGTGGTTCTCTTCCATGTGCCGCTTGATGATGCAGGCACGGATTGCCTTCGCTGTTCTGCTGATGTCAATCGTCTGTGCCTTCATCGCTCTGTCCTCCTTCCTCTGCTGGTTGCTCTTCCTCTCCTGCTGGTGCTACGCTGTTGAAGGTGTCCGCAAGCTGTTGCGCTTCTTCCTCGTTGTATTCGATAGGCTGGAAATGGTCTTGGACGTGTTTCGGGTCGCCCTTGTAGAAAACGAGCACGTTGGAGTGCATCTTTTCGGGCTGTCGCATATCCTCGAACGTCTTCTTGATTTCGTCCATTTCGCCTTTATAGAAAACGAGCACGTTCTGGTGGCACTTCTGTGTCTTGCGTGATTTCATGCCTCCGTCTGCTCTCAGGCATCGGGACGCGACCTGCTCGATCAGGATGAGTTCGTTATAATAATGCAGTCCGAGCCGCAGGAAGGTGGAGATATTGTCTCCAACGAAATTCCGGTACTCTCCGTTCTTCTTGTTTCGCACCTCCCCAATCTTGACAACCAGGAATGAACCGTCCTTCATCTTATCCACGCATTGTCTGAAGATGTTTTCGTACTGGCTCATAAACTCCTCGTATGTGCCGAGTGCGCTCATGTCTTCCTTGCTGTAGACTTCCAGGTCGTAGTATGGTGGCGAGGTGAAACAGAGGTCGAAATCGCTGTCTTTGATTATCTGCCCGATGTTGTTTGAATCACCGCAGAAATATTTCACGCTGCCGTAATCCTTAGTTGCTTCTGTGTTGATGTCGACCTGCTCCTTGCGGATTTCCACAGCTTGATAGTCGTAGCCTAGCGTGCCAGCAACAACGCCCTTGGTCTGCTCTCCTCCGAATGGGTCGATAATCTTTCCGTGTGGCTTGCAGAACCATCGCATGATGATTTCAGCCAGTACTGGGTCGAAAAGGCTTGTACCCTGCGCCAATACGCTACGGTCTGCCTTGGCTTTCTCTTCGGGCGATACATAGTACTCGAGATACTCATCGAAAGAGATGCCTTTCTCTTTTCTGAACTTCTCGCTCTTGGAGTACAGTTCCTTGTATCGCATTTCCTTGGAACGGACGAGGGTCTGTTCTCGGCTTGCCCCGATGTCCTTGCTGGAAACGATGGCACGCCATTGCTTCTTGCGCTCAACCCAGTAGCCTTGGCGTGTGTCGAGGATTGAGAAGGGAGGAACGACAAACTTATCCACTAGGCTTGGTTTCGGTGCTCCTTCTCCTTCTGTTGGAGTATCGCCCCCCTCCTTTTGCTCATTGCTGATGCCTGCCATACCGAGAATCCATTGTGGGATTGCCCAGTCCGTCAGTGGCTGGTCTCCGAACTGGTTCGCCAGTTCTTCTGTGTTCCAGTCTCCGAAGCCTGCATTATCCTTGATGATGAATTCTTTCTTCTGTGCTTCCGTGAGGTCTGATGCCTTGACTATGGTTGCAGTCGGCTGCTCCTTCCACTGGCTCCAGTAGTTGGCGATTGCCAGCTTCTCTGCATCGGTCAGTCGCTGGTCTGTGTCGAGAACATCCATGATGGCTTCGGGTGTCATACTCACGATGTGGCAGAGTGCCCTCGTTCTCATATTGCCACCCAGTGCCTTGTAGGTCTCATCCACGACTATCGGGCGAAGCTGGAGCATCTTAGGGAATACAAGGATGCTCTTTACCAGCTTTTGGAAATTCGCCTCAGTTATGGTTCTCGGGTTCGCTTCGTTCTCGCTGACCCTCGATAGTGCGATTTCTTCTGTTTTCATTTTCTTCTTGTTTTAAGTTCAAAATTCATGCTTATTTGATAAACACTGGCGCAAAGATACAACTTTTTTGCTTTAGTTGTTTGTTCTTTGCACACTTTTAACTTTTTCCAACACTTCGTTTTTGTATTATCCATCAAAGGCTCTGATGGTCTTCTGCAGGGTTGTCTGTGGCTTCTGCGGTTTAACTCTGACCGGGTATCCTGCGCACACCCATGCGAGGAGAAGTGCGTCTCTCTGGTCTTGGTTCATTCTCGGCATTTTCTCTCCTGCGCTTACAAAATAAGCAATTTCGTCTTGCGTGATTTTTCCGTCTTTACCCTTCCAGCACTTCTTTAGTGGCTTGATGATTTCGCAGGGGATATTGTAATGTTTGCAACACTCGACAATCAAGATTCCGGTCTGATGGTTCATTCCGGTAGAGCGTCCGATTGCTGCTGCCTTGGCTGCTGTCATGAAACGATTAAGCACATGCCAGTTGCTCTTATTAAGCCAGCCGCCTTCAATAACGACCTTAATCTTTTTGCAACTCTCGTTCATAGCCTTGAGGTAATCTATCAATGAAGGAAAATTCATTTTATAGGCGAGAAACTTCTTGTCGTCAAAGACTGCTCCAACTCCGCTTTCCTGATTGTCGGGGTCGATTCCAATTATAACTGTTCCTTTTTCCATTTTTTCTTTAAAGTAATTATTTCGTTTAAATTTCACGAATAAGCGTTTATTTTGTTCTGCTGGTGTAGTTTATTACTCAACACCCTTTACGTGCGCATATACGTGCACACATGCGTTATTATCCCTATCTTTCCCCCTACCCCTTTCTTTCCCTTCTTTTGGTTGCGATAGAGAAAGCTGGCAGGGATTCCGGAAGTTGTGCCTGCGGTTGCAAAATAAATGAATAACAAAATGTATATGTTGCAGGGTTCTTCCTTCTTCCACCGCCAGCCGAATGAATAAAAGCATAATTTCTAACGATTTCTTTTTCTTACTTCTTCATGTACCACCTCGCTTTCTTTGTTTATACGTCAGACTTCGGGAGATGCGTTTCCGGCTCTCATATCGTAATTTCAAGATGTTATAAGTTATTTGTTTTGATAGGAGAGCCTATCCCCTTCTGTCCTCGCTGGTTAAAAACTCTATTATTGAACTCACGACCGATTATTCTTTTTGTTTTCGAGCAGCCATGCCAGATGCGCTGCCTGCTGCGGATTCTTGAACATGGATAGAGCCTTCTCTACGTCCGGCTTCTTCCTTTCACGCATCGCTCTGTCGGCTACCCGGTTCTTGGTACCGTAGTTCCGGTAGTGCTTACTCCAGTACTCTTTCTGATACGCCCGGTATTTCTCACGGTTTCTTTTTCGCCATTCCTTCGTGGCTCTAAGGATCTGTTCCCGGTGTTTCTGGTAGTACGTTCTGTTCTTCTCCCTTGTTACGAAGTCGCTCATTGCATTCAAGTATTACCTGATGTTCTACATATTGCTTGCGTGCCGGGCAATAGATGCCATTTATGCAGTTTCGCCCGGCATCGCAAGCCTTGCATAATTCACTCGCCATACGTCCTAGAATGGTAATGGTAAATCCTCGCTGTTGTAGTCAGCGAAGGCGATATTCTCGTTCCCCTCGTATGGGATGCAGTGTTCGAAGTCCGCTGGCTTTCCGCTGTATAAAGGCAATACGTTGTATCTATTCGTACAATTCTCTCCATGGTCACGAATAAATAATGCAGGACGCCACTTAAATCCGCTCCCGATGCTTACCAGCACATTGTCAAAGGTCTTGAAGTCTGGCTGCTCCTTCACTTCCTTCTCTTTCTTCCAGATGGCGTAATGTTTGTTGAACAGTTCGACTTCGTTCTCTGTCGCTTCTCGAAGTTCCTTGTTAACGCTGATACGCAGGTCGAAGGTTTGGTCGGTCACAAACTTCTCGTTCTCGATTTCGTACTGGTTGCCGAATGTCAGCGTATCTTCGCTTTCGTTCTTGGCAATGAGCTCTCCGATGATAGTCAACTCTCCGTCCTCATCGTCCTCGTTGAAAACGTAGAGTTTGCCGATTTCAAACGCTGGCTTCAAGTCCACAATCTGTTTCTTCTCACTATTCCAGCGTTTGCCTTCCTTTGCGAGAGCATCAAAGAGTTGCTGCTTTTCCGAGTCCGTAGCAAGGCGAAGTTCAATATCTCCATCATCTTCTCTGAATGGTTCTCCTAATAGAAGCTGTTCATTATTGCAAAAAACAGCATGAAATCCTATATACGTCTCTTGTCTCGATTGGAATATAGCAATATGTGTACATTTTCGTACCACAAGGGCTACTATATCCCCATCCTTGAACTCCGGCTTAGTCTTCTCAATCTCCAGAGTTTTACGGTTCAACTTGCCACCGAGCCGCTCTTCAACGAACCGGATATATCCAGTTGGGTCATATTTCTTGACCCAATCGGCTGTTCGGAAATTCGCAGAAAGGTTTGGGTTAAGTACTTCTTTCTCCTTGACGAATCTTCCGAAAAAGCGTGTCTTCGTCTCATCCTCGTATTTCTCGAATGTGCAGGTTCCTTGTAATTTCTTGTCGCCTACATACTCCAGCACGTCTCCCTTCTTGAAGAACTTGCTCCAATCTCTCATTTCTTTCGAAGGGAAGAGCAGAATTTCTCCTTCTTTATAGATTTTTCCGTTCTTGTCGAAGAAGTGTTCTCTTCCAGCTCCGTCCTCAGTCCAGATTGCTTTCGCACTGTCCTTGTCGTTTGCCATTCCACTGTGCCACACGCTTCCGCATATTGGCGTGTACAACTCTGTACCGTACTCTTCATCTTTGAGTATCTCGTAAATATCAATATCTTTCTGTTCCATTGTCTGAATGTTTTTATTGTTTGCTATTCTCACTTTCATAATCTGAATGTTTTTTTATTGTTGCTTATAACTTCACTCGTCCGAGTTTAAAATAAAGTTCCAACAGTTCCTGAGTATTGAGCCAGAAATCGGTGTTGCCAACGTATACGTGATGTCGGTGTTCATCTGTGATGATTTCAATCTTTTTCATTTCTTCTTACTTTTCTGAATGTGTCTGTAACTATCATCAAAGAATTATCTTCTTCGTTGTATACAAGGTCATTTGTGATATACCCCAAGTCATCAACAACATCTATATTACCAAACTGTTTCTTGTGAGTTTCAAGAAGTTTTATAAATGCTGATATTTTCATCCCTCCACCTCCTTTCCAAAAAGTTCAATCTGTGGATGAATGATGTCTGCCCTCTTCTTCTTTGCCGCCCAGAGAAGGAGGTTGATGTTCTTGGTTCCAGCATTGCCCTCTAGGTATCTGATGATGTAGGTCAAAGCGTCTTGAACAGCTTCTTTCTCATTACCGTAGAAGATGCTGAGAGCGTCATATCTACTCGGGTAGCCTGCCGGGCTGTCGTACCAATGCTTCCCTTTTTGAATGCTGTAGCCCCATATCCAGCCGAACTGTGTATTGGCGGTCATTACCTTCCATCCCCAGTTGTCTGAACCCTCTACGGCATACTCGATTACGTGCGGATTGGTGCAAACATCGTTGATGTTGTACTTGAAGCCTTCGTGCTCTGCAACCGGCTTATTGGTGTCATCGCTGTTATCGGTCAGCCACTTGAACCAGTCGTCTGAGGTCTTGAATACAAGCCCTGCGGCTCTGCATTCGTGGAAAAATAATTCATTCATGGCTATTCCCCCGATTTTTGATTATCAGTAATTAACTTGCGTAATCTAGATATAACCTTACTTGCGTTCTTATCATGCACCCCTTCGTAAAGTCCAAGATGCATCATAATGATGTTTAACGCTGGGTCATCTATTTCAACAGCCCTTTCTGTAAGTATTCCAAGCACACGTGCCAAAATCGTAAAAGTCACAGGATAAGGAGTGCTTTTCGAACACTCTGCTATCTCTTTCAATAGCCTTGGCATATCAACCTTAAACACCATATCGTTCATAACATAGTCCTGAACTTTCTTGCTTTTTATTTTCTTCATATCATTCATACTTCTAAATCTTTACGAAGTGTACGTCCTTGCGGTCTTCTCTTTCACTATTCAGACAAGCAAGATTCCTGCACATAATGCCTTCTCTCTTATTGTTCAAGATACACTCGTAGCAGTTCTCATCGGATAGGTCTATATCCTCAACCACCTTGCAATTTACACCTTCAATGCTAATTGTCGACCCTACAGGGTAATCTGTCTTGAAACATTCACTGTTTACAATACATACTTCTTTCTGTTCTGCCATAATTCTTTCGTTTTAAGTGTTTAAAATCTGTTTGCCTTATAATTTACCGCCAGAAGCGTGAAAACGTCCCAGAGCGGCTGATTTTGCCCTCATTCGTTATTTTTCGGGCTTCCAGTCAATGCCAAGCCGCTGTAGAACTCCCTTCTCGTAGTATCTTGTCAGCGAATCCTTAGCTGGTTTATTATTCGGGTTCTTCTTCAAGTCTTCGAGGTTCTGCTGGATTACCCATCTGAACTTGCTGTCTTGGCTCTGCTGGCTCGCTGGCTGCTGATGCTTGGCTTGCTCGTAGAGTTCCCCGATGCTCGGTCTTGTCGTTGCCGCAGGATCCTGCGCCTTGACTGCTGCCGATTGCGGCTGCTGGCTTGTGGCTGGCTTGGTGTTGTCGTAGTTGCCTTCCAGCACCTTCGGGAAATACTTCCTTGTCATTACCCAGTCGTACGATGCCCAGGAATGCCCTGCGTTCAGATAGTCGCTAGCCATAGCCTTGTCGATTGCTAGGTAAATCTTGGAAATATCTCCCTTGCAGTCCTTGAGCCTTCCTCTGATTGCCTCCTTGCGGTTTTCCGTCATCAGCGTCAGCCTTCGCATTGCGCTGTTGGTCTTGTCGTGCTGCTCGTTCCAGTAGTCCTTGATGGCTGCGTAGTCGATTTCGCCTTTCTTGGATTTCTTCTTCTCAGAACTTTTTTGCGGTTCTGATGCAGCGCAAACGTTTTTCTCGGAAAAACTTTGCATAGAAGCTTCTTTAGAAGGTTCTAATATATTTGTTTCTTTAGAAACATCATTAACATCTACATTATCATAAACATTATCATTTACATATACATTATCATTATGCATTGCAATTTGTGCATTTGCATGCATTTGCATGCTTTTGCATACGTTTGTATGCTTTTGCATGTCTTCGCTTGCTTCTGAATCCAATTGCTTTTTATCCCAGCGTTTTCGTGCATTTGCACGGAGTCGCTCGCACTTCTCCTCGTATTTACGCTGGTTTCGCTCCATATCATCTTTGATGAATGCGAAAGATAACTTAACGAGAGGATCTTCGATAGAAGGTTCTTTGCCAGTCTTAGCAAAAGAAAGCATGTGCCTTGTTAGCTGCCCGAGTTGTGCATCGGTCAGTTGCTCGAAGATTTTTAAATATGATGTATATATGATAAATGAATCACTCATGATGTTTTACTCTGATAATGATAATTTCTTTTCCAGCTTCCGTTTTAACACTGTAGCCATCCGGATTTTGTTCCGCTGGCTTGTGTCGGTCGGTGCTGTCACTTTCCCACCTAGGGAAATATAATTCTCCAGTTGGGAAATTATATTCCGTAGGTCGGTTTTTGATATAGAAACAGCCATAAGCCCTGCCTTTACTTAATTATCAATCTTCGTGCTCCCTGCACCTGCTTGATGTAGGCAGCGCATTCCTCGGGGTGGTCCGTCTGAAAAGCCTTTGCATCGAACTTCTCGCTTGCCTTCGGTGCTTTCCACGTTGCCAGCGTCTTGCCGTTTCCGTCCACGATGCTCTCTGCGTCCCCGAAGAACAGCTTCAAGTTGTCCTCGATCTCCTTCTGTCGGTTCTCCAGTGCCTTGCCCTTCTCCTTGATTTCCTTCAACTCGATGAGCATATCCCCGATTTCTGCTGTGGCTTCAATCTCCTTTCCTGCCTTGTGCAGTGGCGACTTCAAGAGAACGTCTTGTGCGCTGTACGCAGGTGGTTCTTGGTTGCCCACGATGTAGTCAAGCCAGAACTTGGTTATCTCGTCCCTCATCCATCCGAAGAACTCGGGGTCGAAATCGATGTCACGGTAGCCGAACTCCCTGCCTGCTGTCAGCCAGGCAAGTGCTCCATCCTTGTATTCTCCCACTCCGAGGTTCATCTGAAGCTGGCAGAACCAATGTTTCGGCAGGTCATCTGCATCTATCTGCATCTGCGTTGTCTTGCACTCGAGGATGCTCTTGCTCGCTTCGTTGTGTGTTGCTCCGGTTCTCCAGAAGGTGCGGTCAGGAGATACTCTCAGATAAGGAGTATCGGTGTTCGTGATGGTGTAGTCGTCCGTGCTCGCCTTGATGATGTGGCAGTGGCTCTCTCGCTTGAAGAACTGTGCCACGGCATCCTCCAGCAGGTGTCCTGCAACCATCGCAAAGTTCTCAACCTTTGGTGGGTCGATGCCCTTCTTGCGTCTCCATAACTGGTATGGGGTCTCCCATGGGTTCAAGCCAAGCACTGTGCCTGCCTCTGATGCACCAATTCCCTTTGAGCGGTTCTGTAACCACTCCTCTCTGCTTTTGTATTTAATTATCTGCTTCATTGTCTGAATGTTTTTATTTATCAAAAAAGAATTTTCTAGCTGCTGAAAGAACGACCGAGCGAAGGAATTCCTCCTTTTGCATTGTTTGACCAATTCCGCTTGCGAGGGAATTGGCTTTACCGTGGTAGGAAATATGTAAATCGTAACTTTGGTTTCCGTCTTCGTCTACATCTCCAGTCGGCTCTATTGCAACAAGCAGATAGTTTCTTTCTTCCTCGGCTTCTTCTGCCCATGCCTTGAAACCATCTGCGGTTCTTCTAAAGTACTTGTCGATGGTGCTCTTGTGTTTCTGATTGCTTTCTTTTTCTGCCATAATTTTTTACTGAATGTTTAATAGTTGCCGCAGGCTCCCTATAATCTGGTCAGGTTCCCACCCTGAAGGTTGCCCTGCGGCTAATTGGGAAACGTTATAACATTATAAACTAAACTACTTCTTCGCTGCTGTGCCAGTCTTTCCTTGGCTGCGGCTCATTGCCTTCTCTGCCTTCTTCTGTGCGCTCTCGGCTGCTGCCTGCGCCTGCTGTGCGATGGCTTCCTGCTGCTTTGGCTTCTTGAAGGTCTCCTCCACTGTGGTCGTACCTTCCTTGATGGCGTTGTACACACCAGCCAGCTTCTGAATGTCCTCTGCCGTTACTTCCTCTGCTGATTTCTTGCCCAGGTATTCCAGCAGCATAAGGTCTGTTACCTGGTACACTTGGAAGCAGGCTACGCAGCTCTTCCACTGGCTCTGTACGCCAGTCTGCTTGATGTGCTCAAGTGCCTTTGCCTGCACTTCCTTCACCACGCTTGCAATCAATACCTGCGGCACGACCTTGCAGATTGCGTTACGCTGGGCGATCGCAACGGCTGCATTGCCAACTACCACCTGCATGTCCTGCGAGAAGGTGTACCCCTTCGATGTCAGAATGCTGCGCTTCACTTCTACAGAGTAAGCCACGTTGCTCTCGAGGTCGTGGCAGACGCCTTGTGCCGTGATGGTCTTTCCATCGTTTGCGATGATGCGACCCGCGATGCGCAGGTTCTTCCAGCATGCGGAAATGATTTCCGTGAACCTAACACTAGGACCCTCAATAACCGATACTTGACCATCCTTGCCCTTGCGCTCTAGGTGGTAGAAGCAGTTGTATGCTACATCATCGTCCATGGCTGCCAATGCTACCATATTCTGCTTGCATTGCATGATGTCTCTCGGGAACTTGTGCGCTGTTGCAATCTGTCCGTCAATCTCCGAGCGGTTGATGGCTTCCAGCATTTCGCCACCGCTTACTTGAATAATTTCATTTTCCATAATTCGTTCTTTTTATTGTTCAACTTATTGTTCATTAACTCTAGTGGAAGGCTGGGGATTCGAACCCCAGTTGACTGCCAAAACTTACCCCCCTTGCCAGCTGCCGAGGGATGCCCTTCCGTTGCAGGGCGCACGCTGTCGTTTCCGCATATTACATGGTAAAAACAACTAATTTTAGATAACCTTGAAAAATGAGTTTTGCGTGCGCCCTTTGCCCTGCCGCTGCAGGGAGCCATATAATAATTGTTTAACATCGTAATCAAACCAGTTGAGCCATAAGGCTGTCGAGCCTGCTTTCCTCGAAAGCGTCCATCGGGTCTTGGTCTGCGTATTGGCTGTTCTCTTCCAGCCAGTCGTCCATCACGTCTTGATAGTTAACGCAGCCCTCGATAGCTTCCTCCAGCCGCTCGCTGTCGTTGTTGTTATTCTTGTGCGACACGACTGCCGTGTTCCCGGTTCTGTCGCACCAGACTGAAATGTCGCCTGCCTTGGTCTTGATGTCTACCCTTGCAACCGCTGGTCGTTGTGGATCACGGTCTAACTCCAGCCAGATGGCATCGTACATTGCCTCTTCGCATTGTTTGATAATTCTTGGTTCCATACGCTCTTACCGTCTGCTTAAATAGTTAAATAATGTCAGACGTGCGTCCGCAAGCGTCTGCTTGTTAAACTCGCTCATCGGGAGCACCGGTATTCCGTCCAGTGAAAGACAAAGCATGTTGTCGAACTCCCTTACCTGAATGCGTCTTTCAGCTTCCTTCATGGTTGCCAGTCGCTTGCTGTCCTTTCGCTCCTGCTCCCACTTCGCTGTTAGCTGCTTCGCTTTCTTGTATGCCTGCATCATAGGGCAACCCTCCACGCTCTCTTGATTTCTGCACCCTCGATAACCTTGCGGTTGTCGATTCTGCGGAATTTGACCTTCATCTTACCAGCCTGCAACCATCTGCGAAGGGTGTTGCGATGGATGCCCAGTACCTTGCAGGTTTCTGTCATGGTGTATCTGCCTGCGTCAGCTACCTTTGGTTCTTCGTTCGTCATAACTAAGCCCTCCAAAAAATTAAAGTTACTAATACGATGGCAACTGCCAGGCTTATTACTTCGTCACTTGTGATAATCTCGATAAACTTCTTCATACGCTCTGAATGTTTAAATGGTTCTACTTGATTATTTGCGCACGGCTGCACGTCTCTTCTTTGGTGTTATCAATCCAGCCTTGATGAGGATAACACGCACGTTCTGCTGGGTGCAACCAACACGCTGTGATACTGCGAGCATTATTCTGCTGTCTGAGGTCTCGGCAGGTGCTTTTGCTCGGAAATCTGCAAACATCGCTATGATGTTCTTCTTTCGTTCGTCCTGCTGCTTCTGCAACGGTGTCCGAAAATCATAATTAAAATTTTCTCCCATTTTCCTTTGTATTTTAAATTATTTTGTTTATCTTTGCCAAAGAGTTTTTAAACTCGTTATGTAATTCGGTTGCAAAAATACAAAAACATTTTGTAATATACAAAGATATACATAATGTTTTAATGTATTTTTAATGTTGTTTACAATTATTTAAAACATAGTTATGTATGACTACAAAAGAATACAATAATACGGAAATAGCAAAGCGAGTTGAACTTCTTCGCAAAAGAAGTGGAATGTCCATCAATAAAATGGCGACAATGGCTGGTATTGACACAGGAAATCTATCTCGCTCCATAAATGGAAAAGCAAGTTTTTCCGACCGTGTAATTTACAAAATCGCCAGTGCACTGCACGTCTCGGTTGACTGGCTGGAAAAAGGTATCGAACCGATGTTCTCTCCAACGGTTGCAAGTCCATCCGAAGTTGGTGCAGGAATTATCGGCTCGAACATTGATGCTTCGAATAGTAAAGGGTTCACGCAGACTATCAGCCCAACCGATGCCTTGGCTAGGGAGTTAGAACTGCTTAGAAAGATGGTTTCAGATAAGGACGAGGAAATCAAGTTCCTTCGTGCGCAATTATCAACAAAAATAAGTGGTAGCGTATGACTGGTTTAGAGCTAAGAAGGTATGTTGAATACTCTGGGCTTACAATGAGCGATGTAGCAAGGGAATTGGATACCAGTCCACAAAACATTCGTTCAAAGATGATAAAGGAAAGAGTTAGTGCCGATTTTGTCGAAAGGGTCAAAAATGCGGTTTCAAAATGTGCTCCTCCAATACCTGACAAAATAAAGCAAGTAATGATTGACGAAAAGATGCATTATTGCGTAACTGGAGAGGGACTGAAAAGACGTATCAAATCATACGGAATACCTCTAAATTATATAGCCGCAGCTTTGGGGACTAGCCCTCAAAATCTAAGTGGAAGGCTAGGAGCAAAAAGTGTCAAACTTGATTTTGCCCAAAAGGTTGAAGATGTAATTCAAAAGTACAAAGAGGAGATAGGGACTGATTCTAATTTTCTTTTAGAGCAACCTGAGCCTTCAGAAGAACAAAAGCCTTCAACTATACTGGAATCGGTTTTGATGGCAAAAGTTGAAAGACTCGAAAATGAAAATTCCTTCCTGCGAAAGCAAGTTGAAACCCTGCTTGCCATTGTGGGACAGAAATAATTTAGTAACTTTGCAAAATGAAAAAGTATGGTTAGTCAGAAAACAACAGACGATAGGGAGACGGATAGAAGAAAACTCTTGGCTGGGTATCTGTACGACTGCTCGAAAATGATGTACGGAAGCGTTGCTGTCGGTGGTCTGTCTCCTCTACTAACTGGTGACCCATTGCAGGCGGTTCATCAAGTCTGCTTGGTGTCGGGTGTGGCTTGTGGCGCATCACTTGCGTACCTTGCAAATTATATAATGAAATTTAAAAAATAAAGATTATGGATGCATTCTTGTTATTTAACGTGATGGCATTGGGAATGACCATTGCATTCGGCATTTTCTTGAAATCAAAGAAAGGTCAGAAGTGGTTGCGTGAATTATAACAATTCAAATGTTTAGATTATGGAACTAGCAACTTTATTTATGTTCATCGGTGCGGTTATCGGCACCAGTCTCGTAATTTGGTCTAAGACTAAATCTGGTCAGAAATGGTTGCGTGAACTTTAGTTCTCGCTCCAGGTACAATATCAACTAAAATTCTAAGTAACGATGAAAGATGAGGATTTCATAGAGCGGAAGGAGAAGGTTCTTCTTGCCGCTCTCGGTAAAAGCTGGCTATGGAAAGCCAGCAGGTTGATAATAGGCATCATCCCTCCAGTGGGTGCGTTTGTGATGCTGGTGCACTGCACCCTGCTCTCGTTCGGCATTCGGGTAAAACTCACGGAGTGGATATTCGACTGCTCGCTCTTCGGCTTCATCGCCTGGATCATCGTCAGTCTAGCCTATGGGTTCTGCTGGGTGCATCGGGCGTTCTCTACCTACAGAGTGCTGATTTCGTTCTGCATCGACTTCCAGCGTTCCTTCGGGTTCGGTGTCTTGTGCCATCCGCTCTATCTGCTGATGGTCGCCCTAGGACTGCTTCTCTTCTTCATCTTCATCAAGAAAAAGGCTTGGAATGAGTTCTACGAAAGAAATATTAATCATTTAAATAAATAGCGTATGGGAAGTTTCATTAATGGACTGGCAAAGGGTTTCGTTCGCTCTGCTGTCAATCAGGTAGGAAGGGATGCTGGTCGTGTTGTCAGCAATAACATCTATGGCGATGCTCACTCTATACCGCACCGGAATGTTTCTGCTGGTTGTGCTGGTCGTGTTTCCAGCGTTGGAAAGGTAGAGAATGAAGGAATCCAGCCGATAGTCCCTTCTGTTGGTGCTGCTTGGTTTTGGGGTTTCGTTGGTTTCATGTTTAGTATCATCGGTGGAGTTGTCCTGCTGATTGTTGGCTACAGAAAGCTGAAAAATAAACATACCGCCTATGGCTGGCAGTATACATCGCAGGCGGTCTATGTCGCTGATGGTCGCTACAAGAGAGGGGAACGATACGATGGGCATCAATTGACTAGGCGCAAGGTTGAGGTTGAAGCTGATGATTACATAATAGCAAGAAACGAGAAGATAGCAAAGATTTATCTATACTTTGGCTTTGCTGCTGTTCTCGGATATATCCTTGTAATGTTAGTTATGCCGAATGTGCCGAATTGATTACCTTCTCGCCTACGAGGAATACCTGCCAGTGCTCACCCCTTCCGAGGTGGATGGGCTGCTGGCTTCTCGACCATCACTGGCTCAGTTGCAGGACTGGTCGCAAAGATTGAATAATCATCGGGCAAGGCTGGAAAACGTTTTCAGTCGAGCCTACAAAAAGATAAGATAAATATGGAAGATAAAAATCTGATGTCCGCTGATGTGGATATAGTAGTTCGCTTCTTCTCTGCCATCGACCGCCTGAAGGCTGATGGTTGCATTGGCGGTCTCAAGACAATAACCGACCGGTATGGTCTCAACCGCTGGAACATCATGTCCCTGCGAGACGAGCCTGCCGAGTATTACGGTCGTTTCCGTCCGTCTTGGGTTCAGTTCCTAGTCCGTGATTACCACATCAACCCATACTGGCTGCTCCTTGGCTCTGGGGAGTTTTATGCAACTGGCTTCACGCCCGAAATCGTGAAAAACCTGAATAAAAACTGCACAAGAAAAAAGCAGTCTGCATAAGTTTTTAATTTTCAATTATTTAGAACATACGTTATGATTTTAAGTACAACTTTACTGTGTTTCTCAGTGTTTAAAGGGGTTCTCTGATGCTCTGATAACTTGAAAATGCCGCAATCATGCACCATGTTGCACAATTGCGGCTCTTAACGCTGAAAATAAACTGAATAAATACTGCACGTAATTATGGCAACACTTAGACTATATTTAGATACGAGGGTAAAAAGGCAGGATGGCACGTTCTCCATCCGGCTTGCCGTCAACCATCACGGTGGGACTGCCTTCATATCCCTCAATCAATACTGCAAGAAGGATGAATGGGATAAAAGGGCTTGCAAGGTGCGCAAGCGTCCGGATCGTGATGCTATCAACGACTTCCTGCTTGACCGCCTTAATTTTTATAATAGAATGATGATGAAGGCGCAATGCAGGGAAACATACCGGGGAGATATTACGGCTAGGGAACTCCGGGACTTAATCATGCTTGAAGCTGAGCCTGCAAGGGAAAAAGTCGCCCTGCTTCGAGATGGCTTCATTGCCTACGAGGGCAGGAATCTGAAAGAGAACACGATAAACAGATATAAATATACTTGGGCAAAGATTGAAGCTTTCATCGGGAAGGAAAAAGCGGCTCTGCTTACATACGATGAGATTAACCGCTCTTGGCTTGAGGACTTCGATGCGTTCATGGCAAAGGAAGGCTTGTCCAGGAATACCAGAACCAGCAGGATGCTCTGTATCGCTGCTGTCTTCAACTTGGCGATAGATAATGAGCAGACGAAAAACTACCCCTTCCGCAGGTACAGTCTCCGGCTTGAGACAACGAAAAAGCGAGATTTGTCGGTTGATGAAATCCGCTCTATCTTCGAAGCTGGTGGTGATGAACTGGTCGACATGTTCCTGCTGATGTTCCTGCTGATTGGTATCAATGTGCGTGACTTGTTTGCCTTGACAAAGGAGAATATCGTCCGTGGCAGACTGGAATACGACCGGGCGAAGACTGGCAGGCATTACTCTATCCTTCTTCATCCAGAAGCTCTCCGCATCATTGAGAAGTACAAAGGGGAAAAGAAGCTGCTTCATTTCTCTGAGCATTTCAAGAACGTTGATTCTGCAACGGTCGTGATAAATAAAAAACTCGCAAAGGTTCGCCCTGGGCTTACTACGTACTACGCTCGCCATACGTGGGCTTCCATCGCCTTCAACCTTGGAATACCAAAGGATGTAATATCGCTGTCGCTGGGTCACTCGTTCGGTGTCCGGGTAACTGATACCTACATCAATGCAGACCTATCGAGGGTAGATGAAGCCAACCGCAGGGTTATTGATTACGTTCTATACAACAAGAAATAGCCCTTATTTCTTGCGAATTTGGCGCAGAAACGGCTCAAATTGTTTTCGGGGATAGTTTTACGTGCTTACTACGTAAGCGTCTCAGAACGCAAATTTCGGGGCAAACCGAAAGAAAGAGTACAAAATATAGATGAAATGCAGGTGGTCGGGATGCTTGTGGAACAAAAAAAGGGACTGGCTTTCGTCAGTCCCCTTTTATATAATTTATAAACGTTTCGTATCTATTGACTTGACCATGATGTCGAGGGCTAAGATTCCATTACTCTTTATCTAAATTAAGCTGGTCTTTCAAAGCATCATCGAGTGTCCAATCTGCTTTTTCGTACACAGCTTCACCTGCGCCTGAGTTAAAATCAATATAATAAAAACTGCTATCTTCGCTTACAGTAACATTATATCCCTCGTATTCAATTTGCTTCTCCGTCATAGGGATAAAACGAACACATTTCTTCTTTAGATAGTTTTCTACTTCGTTTTCAAATTTATCATCTACATAGATAAAGTTCTCTCCATTCTTCTCAGAGAATGTAGCTTGCGGAATATCTGCCATGAACTCTTTTTGAAATACTTCTGTATCAACGATATTGTTGATGATATTAAATTTCTTCATATTATTTCCGCTTAACCGTGATGCGTAGGGCTTAAAGTTACTGAATGTTCAATGTGCTTATTTCCTAAACACGCTGCAAAGATATTAATATTTTTCCGTTCCACCAAATTTTTAAACGATTTTCTTTTTATTTTATTGTTATTTTAATGTTATTTTATATTTAAGGCTTAAAATGGGCAAAAAAAATACCCCAGCGGTGAAAAAGTCGAGCCGCTGGGGTAATAAGTGGAGACCACTTTAAACATTCAGTGATGCAAAGGTACGCTTTTCCTTTGAAACCACCAAATTATTTACCAAAAAATTTCTTTCTCAACAAATCATTGATGAATCGTGACTTGTTGGGCAATGCGTTGAGGAAAGGCAGCAGGTCGTTGTCTATCTGTATGCCAACTAGCTTGACCGTTGCGCCTGCGCCCTTCTTCGTTCTCTTGATGTTTCTTCTATTCTCCATATCTGTCTTTTTTAAATTGTCTATCTAACTTCGTTTTCATTCGGTTCATCTTGTGCTCAAGCCTGCCAATCTGCTTATAAGATAACCACTCCGGCTTGATATTCAACTCCAGCCATAACTGGCGCATTTCCTTGCAATGCCGGGCGATGCTCGGGAAATAGAGGTGTCGCCAGTATGGATAGCGAAGGAAGTACTTGCAATCGGATAGCATACGACCAAGCATCATGTATTTATGCTTTTGTCCTTCTCCGAGACTTACAAGCCTTCCGTTGTCCCCGATCCACAGCATTGCGCCTTCTCCCTTCCAATTAAAGTCGAAAGCCTTGCTTACCGGATAATAATAGCCATCGAGCACCGTGCCTTCCTTCAGGTCTCGCCCAATCTCTCGCAGGCAGGTTCTTCCCCAGCTGGTCGTTACCTCGACCACTGCTTGTGCTGGTATCTTGTCGTATTCCTTCATATCTTCATTATTTTTTCGTGAACGTAATAGTAGTTATATTGCCGTCCTTAAAATGCTTTTCGTATCTCTTGGTTGCTTTATTATACAAGTATCCTCTCTTTATAAGATACTTCTTTCTATCTCTAAGCATCTGACTACCTTCAACGTATAAATAAGTACCCAAAACCTTAGTTGAACCATCAAACGCCTTGGTAAATGTCATAGTTTCTAAAATTTCCATATCTTGTTTCTTTGCGCTGGGGATTGCTCCCCAGCTGGTTATTAAAAATCACACTCGTAAGAGTATTGTTTCTTTAGCTTCTCCAAAGCGTTAGATGTAACGAAGTAAACATTATCAGAACACTCGCCCTTCTTGATGCTTCTGTTCTCCTTTAGGCTCACTGGATGGTTGAAACGTATCTCCCAACGGTTGCCAACACCTAATATCAAGAAGTCCACTTCACGCTTGCGCTTGTCTAGTTCGGTTTCCTTGTACTCGCCAAGCTTGATGAACTTGTCTTCATCCTTAAAGTAGCCTACCGCCTTCATTCCGTTGATTGCTATTTCCATAACTCATCCCTCCTTTCTTACTTTGCGTATAATGTTACAATCAATCCTCTTCTGAGTGCGCAGCGGCAAGCGTCCATACCTGCCTTCAATGCTCGCTTGATAAACTTATTGAAGAGTTCTGCTCCGATGAGCTTCAAGATTCCGCTTACTCCTACGAGTGTGTTTATCTTCTTGCCATCCTCTGTGCGTCCGAAGACCTTAATACGGAAGTTTGAGTTGATAAACTTTGTTGTGAACTCTAAAACGTTTGAATTTGGCTTTTTCATTTTTCTCTGGCTTAACCGTGTTGCCTAGGGCTTAGTTACTGAATATTTAATGTGCTTATCTCCTAAACACGATGCAAAGATATTAATATTTTTCGGTTCTACCAAAACTTTTCCCGAAAGATATTAATATTTTAACTTTTATTGGCTGTTTATGTCGTAAGCACAGCTATTTTCGGTACGTTTTCGGTCGTTTTCAGTACGCTTTCTGTCGTTTTCGGTACGCTTTCGGATGTTTTCGGTACGCTTTCCACGCTCTATATAATAATAACCTGCACGCATTAGCTAGAATGAATATAATCTAACTCTCATATCCCCTACCCCTTTTCTCTCAATGAAAAGTGTTCTTCGCACAAAAAATGGGCAGAAAAACGCTCTCCTGCGCTTCCTGCCCTTTTAAAGATATTATGATTGAACCTACTGAACTCTCTTCTTGATGCGCTCCTTTATCCAGCAAACCGCAAAGATTGCCAGGAATAGCAATACGCAATCGCCAGCGAATAATCTTATCTTATGCCATGTGCCCACTGGCTTCTCTACCTTCTTGGTCTTGTATCGGTTCACGTAATACTTGACCTTTACGGTGTCCGTTACGAAAACATAGGTATCGCCTACGATGGTGTCTGTCTTGGTCGTTGTCTTCCATCTGGTGGTCGTAAGATTGTGCCACCTTTCCTTGATTACGGTGTCTCCCTTGATGTACACCAGCACGCTGTCCTGCTTGAATATGCTGTCGTGCTGCCGGGTGTCCTGCCAGTGGATCTGGCGCTGGTTCACGCTGTCACGTCTTACGCTGGTGTGTGCGCTGTCGTGATAGACCGTGTTATTTGTGGCTGATTTTGCGCAGGAACAGCCAAAAATCAAAAGTGGGGTAATTATAAGCATGGCGAGAAATAACGCCACAGAACGCAAATTTCGCCCTTTTCTTGAATTTTCCATACTTTATAAACTTTAGATTGATGTGTTTGTTACACAAGCACCTTGATTTCTAGGGCTTCCTTGGCTCGCTTCAAATACTTCTCGCAGGCTGCCAGTCCATTGTACCCTCCGTTTATCTTCCTGCGGATAGCCTTCAAGTTGTCTTGGTCTGCCAGCTCATTGCAGCCGAAAGTGTCGAACACCCACATCGAGGATTTCGTTGCACCCAGAGAACGCTCCAGAAGTTCGGGACTGCCCACAACATCGAAGCCGCAATAATTGGCATATTTCCGGTAGTTGGCTCGCCCGGTAATCTGTATCAATCCCCTGCCCTTGTACTTCACGCCATCGCCCTGCTGGGTGTTGCCTAGGTCTTTCCTGCCCTCGTAGGCTCTGCCGCTTGCCAGTTCCTTGGTATATCTGAGCTCACCGGATTCGTGCGCTATTTGTGCGAGATAGTGCGCCATCCTTAGTGGGGTATTGATGTGGAAATGCTCTGCCCATCCGTTGATGATTGGAAGGTAGGTGTCTGCCCTGCTGCCTGCATTCGGCATTACCTTTATAAGTTGCGCCCTAGTTATCCTCATTATCTCCTCCTTTCTTCCGCTCTTCCTTCATTATCTCGACAACCGCCTTCGCAATTTCATCCTTATTTTCAAGGATCACCTGCATCGTGCGGTCTTGCTTGCGTATCTCTGCCTTCTCGTATGCCTTCTCCCGGATGCTCTTGAACTCGCACAAAAGCAGATACACCGTCCAGGCGATGGCGAACATAGGGAAGGGAGAGATAATACACGTAGCCACGTCCATAAGCGAAGCGATACCGAATGTCGGGAAATACTTCTTCGCCTTGTCGCACGTCTTCTTAAGTCCAGTTGACGTTCTTGCAACATGCAGTTCCTTCGCCTTCTGTATGCCTGCTATCAGGTCAATTGTCATCGCTATCAGAATTGTAGCGAAACAGATAAAAATTACTAGGGCGCACAAATAAAGGTGGTGCACCTGAAAATCGTGAAATACTTCGCTCATATCAATTTATTTTTTTGGTTATTCCAATTTTTCCCAGTCAATGGTAACGCCCTTCCCGATGATGTCTGCCGTCCACCTGCAGAATGCCATACCCTCGTATCCGTCTGGATCACTGGCTACGGCAATAGCATACTGTACGCAGTCGCTCTCAGTCTTGATTACCTTCGGGTAGAAGTCCGCATAAGCCATATTTGCCAAATAGAGAATATCCCCGAGGGTCGTGCCCTTCGAGATTATCTCGTTGTTTGTCGCTAGCCGGATTTCGTCTACCGTCCAACAGTGGCTCGTTCCGTCTACGTTCTTCATCTGCTCGCTTGCCTTGATTGCTAGCTGCTTCGTGAAGTGGTAGCCGTGCTTGGCAACGTATGCCACATATCCACTGGCTCCCATGAGTGCCTTTGCTGCCTTCTCGTATGGCAAGCTGTGGATGATGTCGCTCTCTTGGTGCTGGTGTCGCTCTTCCTCGCTGTCGCAAGAATGGCGCATAACGATTATTTTCTTCATTGTGCGCCCTCCTATCCTAGTTTGTCGAGTAATTGCTTAACCATGCCACGAATGCCGCTTATATCGCCCTCAAGTGCCTTGAAACGCTTTTCTGTTTCCTGCTTCTCCTTGATTGCCGGGTTCAAGGCTGCGAGAAGTTCTTCGCCCTTGGCTTTCCGCTCCTTGCTTGGCTCGTATGCCTTGATTATCTCATCGGCTTCATTTACCAATTTCCCAACTTCGGGCAAAAGGTCTGCCTTGTCGGTTGCCAGTACGGTTTCGCCTGCAAAGGTAACTCCGAGGTGTTCGGGTATGGTGTAGATGGTCTGCTTTCCCTCCACCTCGATTGTTACGTCTCGCATTGACTGTCCGCTACTGGAAATGGTTGCGATGCCAGTGTTGATGTGAGGCTGGTTGTCTACGACCTTGCCTTCCTTAACTTCCACCGTCTGCTTGTCTAGCAGATAGACCGGGTGATTTCTCTGAATATTCTTAAATTCCATGATGCGCTCTTTTTAGATAATTCGATAAATAGACAAAAAGGGGTCTCACTGATAGAACAGCGAGTTGCCCCTTGATAGATTTTGTTTAGACCTACTACGCTCCAGTTGTGGTTGTGGTGGTCTTCAACTGCTGGATAATGAAACCAGTCTGCTCTCTGCGCTTGCTGTCCTCCAGCTGGATGCGAAGGTCTTGCTCCCAGTGGTTGTTCAGAACATCAACGATGCGCTGAGTATTCTCCTTGCCCGAGGTCTTCAAGTCGCAAACGACCGTCTGGATGAGGTTGCCGAGGTTACTGAAACCTCGCTCCAGCCCAGTATTGGTGTAGCAGAACCCCTGCTGCATTGCGTTGATGATGTCCTTCTGCCCCAGCTGGTTCTCGTAGCCCATACGGTTGATGTTCTGCTGGGTTGTGCAGCAACAGTCCTTCAACTGCTGGATGATGTTGAGGTTTCCGAGGTTCGCTGCGTTGATTACTCGCTCTGCGCTGAAACCAACCTTGCCGCCTACATCTTGAATTGCTGCCTGAATGCCGCAAACAGAAGCCTGCAATGCGTTGAAGTCGCAGTTCAAGTTAGCCGCCAAGGTCTTCAAGTCTTGGTTGTTGCCCTGGATTGCTCCCATCAACAAGTCGCTGTTGTGGTTGTCTGCCATCTGGTTGCGAAGGCTGTCAATCTGAGACTGGATTTCGGCTCTCTGAACGTTTCCGTTCTGTCCGTTGTTCCAGCCATCACCGTACATGAAGCGGAACATTCCCAACATCATCATGTAGGCGAATGGGTTGTTCCAACCTCCACCCATACCACCGTTCATTGCTGCCAGCATAGTCGCTGGATCATTGTCTCTACCTCTAGCGAGCAAGGCTGCTGCTAGGTTGTCATTGCCACCGTCCCCAGTGCAATAAACTTTCTCGATAGTGTCTGCCATAAAATTTTGAGTTAATTACGTTACGGAAGCCAAATATTGGAATCCGCTGCAAAGTTACTCTGATTTTTGGCTCGCTCCAAAAAGTTAGTGCAGGTGTATTTATCGAATTATTGTCAAAGAACGCTTTTGGTTATTTTCTTTTTGTTTCTTAAATGCAAATCGGCTCTACGTCCTTGTTTAGAAGGGTCGCTTGTGCCGTGGCAAGTCGATAAACTCGAGACGTACTGATATAGGTGTAAGACATCTTGCTCAGATGTCTCACTGCTGAAACGGTGCGGTTCAGAACGGTCGCAATGGTCGTTATGCTGAATCCTGCGTGTATCATCTGCTCAACGACCATACATCTTGCCATTACGAGATTTTCAGCTCTAGACTTGCCGAGAACGTCTTCTCTCGTAATGCTCAACTCTCCGTTCTGAAGTTCAATAGCACAACACTTGATTACGTTGTCTATAACTCGCCATAGTTCTTTCTCCTTGTCATTCATAAATAAAATGTTTTAATCGTTTCCCAACATCGAATCTATCATGCCGTCAATGGCTTCATCGGTCATGCCGTTCTTAATAGTAGGGTCTGCGCCAATTGACTTCATCATCATAGCTACCCAGGGGTTGTCACTCTCCAGCGTGGATTGTATCTGTTCCTTGTATGCTTCGTGAAGTTCGCCCGATTCCTTGTATTCCAAAAGAACCGTGCGCAAGGCTTTCACCGCGTAGTTATCCATCAGCAAGGGATTGTCCCTTGCCGATGATAATTTAGTAAGAAGCACAGCCAGTGCTTCATGTAATTGCTTCTTATTCTTCTTCATATATCTATTTTTTAAGTTTCTAAAGTCAGCGACTTAGAGTTCAAGTTTACCACCACAAGCATATCTTCTTGAGGTCTTAGTAACTCCTGCTTTAGGAGTTACCGGTTTTGCTCTACCAGTACTTTTTCTCATAATAGTGTATTTTAAAATTTTAAAATTATTTTAGTTTTACTTGTTTTGAACAAACTCTGCAACAACAAGTTTATCATCATCCATCTTAATTAAGCGTGCATAGGTATTGTAATCCGTTTTCAAAAAGCCAATATTAGCAATATCTGGACCATGTGATGTTCCTTGCATTTGATACATGTAACTAATATTGCCGTTATTGCAATAAGTGTAACTTCCAAGCACTTCTCCTGCAAAGACTACCTCCAGGATGCCTCCTTTTGATGCCTTTTGAAACCAATCATATACGTTGATATTACCTGAGCGATTAACATTAACAATTTGATGATTTGTAACAAATGGAATGTTTGAATTTTGAGAACTCTCAACAATAGCTGTACCAAAACTTGCTTTTATTTTCGTCCAAAGATGGTTTAGTCCATTTTTATCTAAGAAATTCATATAAACCCCCTTTCTAATTTAATGCATCAATTACCGATATTGGGATTGCGCTGTCCGCAGTTGCACCATCAGCTATGTAATCTAATTTATTCTTGTCTCTTATGGACATTAAGCCTGACATATTAGATGCAGCCTCTTCAAGTACTATTTCTACACTTTTAACATTATCACCTAGAGTATTAAACAATATAATCTGCTTTTGTATCAGTCCCTGTGGTGTATTAGCGATAGCCCTTTTGTCTAGTCTAATTGAACTAAAGTCAACTGTCTCCATCTTTTTAGCATAAGGTGACAAGTCATAGGTGGTGTTTGTGTCAGTCCACGGAACATTAACATAAGCCTTACCGCTTCCATCTAGCAGGACGGCATAATTACGACCGCTTGTACCATAACCTATAAGAATACCACCCAACACCGATGCACTGGCAGTAGGCAGGGTGTAATTGTTTGCACCATCCGCAATGCCATCTAGCTTAGCCTTATCGGAGGATCTCATGAAGCC